TCGCAATCAACGCCGGAACGTCTTCGGCCGTGAACGAGAACCCGAAGTAGGACACTTTCGGTACGTTGGCGAACGCCAGGTCGAGAGCGGCCTTCGCGGAGTCGACATCCACCATGTTGTCGGCGAGAATTCCGGACATTTCGAGCCAGGGCTTGACCTTCCCCACGAGTTGCGCAGGATTGCGCTTGAGCGCACCGAGAGCGGCAAAACCGAGGAAACGGTCGCCAGCCTTCGGGATGGTCGCCACCTGGTCGGCCATGAAGCCGATGAAGCCGTCAACAGCCTTTTCGAGCGATATCTGCATGGGCTACCTCTTTTTACGAGGCTTGCGCCGTGCTGGTGGAGGTGGCGGGGGCAACGGTGCCGCTACCGGCTGCGATGGGCGCTGCGGGCGGAAACGGGGACACGAATGCGGGACCCCAACCCGGAGCGACAGCGTAGTTCGGCACGAACGGCGCGCTGATGCGGTTGACGATGCTCTGCAGGCCAGCGATGCGGTCGCCGAGGATCTGGTCGCGCAGCGGGTCGGTCTTTTCGTCGGCAAGCACGCGGGCTTCGAGGTTCGACACCCTTTCGGTGAGCGCAGCAATCTTGTTGTCGGAATACTGCTGTGCCTTGAGCAAGGCAATTTCGTTGTCCTTCTGGGCCAACTGGTAAACCGGGCTCGTGGTCGGGTTGCTGTTGCCGAAAATGCCGCCAAGGCCGTTGCCATTGAGCACGCCGCTGGCAAGCGCAGTGCCGATGACGCCGAGTGTAAGGCCGGCAGTTCCCACGCCCTTGCTGGCGTAGTCGTTGTTTTCGTAGGTAGCCATAACTATCTCCTTTGGTTTTGGATAAACGAAAACCGCCGGGAGTTTCCCAGCGGTCATTCACAAATCTACAGAGATAGTCGCGCCCGAAGGCGCTTTTGGAAAATTGGTATAAATTTAGTTTAGAACAGCGTCAGTTGTTTTTCTTCGAGTGGACGGTATTCGCGACCCATAAGACGCTTATATTCATCGAGCGTGCCGTTGAAGTAGAGTTTTTCGAGACCTTCTTTTTTGCCGGTAGAACCTACCGCAGCCGCCATATTTTGACATTTGTCAAACTGGGCCACCAGTGTAAACGGAGCGTCATATTCACTCAAGAAAGCAGGTTTTTTAAGACCCCGAAACATTTCATAAAATCGTTCGTGGTCAAAAATAAAATCGTATTTATTTGTTCCTTTATACGGAATATCAAAATAGACAACATCGAATTCAGAATAGTCAATGTTAAAAATATCTATTTGTTCGAGGCGTTCGAGGCGTTCGAGGCGTTCGAGGCGTTCGAGGCGTTCGAGGCGTTCGAGGCGTTCGAGGCGTTGTAATCTTTCTAACCGAGTAAGCGATTGTAAATTTACAAGTCGCGCCAGTCTTTCGTTAGTACAATCTTTAAGCAAAAAATCTATAAACTTGCGATAATTATGCCTGCGACTTTCGAGCGTCGAACAAGTTAACATCTGTTCAGCCGTCGTCTTGCACACCTCAATATCTTCGCCATACAAATACGTTTTTCCATCATTCCCAAAACTCGCGCAATACTTGTTCACGCAATCCTGGACAGTAAAGTCGCCATTCTCGATGCGTTGCAGGCTGTTGAAGAAATCATCCCGCGTGCATACCGGCGGGTGCTCGTATTCAATTTGGCCCTTGTTTATCAGAACCGCGTCAAGTAGTTTAATCGTCGCCGGGTTCAGGTCGTTACCGACAACCGAATTCCAGCGCATCGACATCGCGGCAGCCATAAGGACTGCCCCCCCCCACAGCAGGCATCGAGTAACTTGTTGCCACGCGGCAACGCCTTCACGAGCTGTTCCGCAATGGTATTCTTCGAGCCTTTATACGGGAGTCCGTAGTTCATCATTCCCTCAATGCTGCGACAAGGTCCTTGCGCCAGGATATCGGGCGCACGCGGACCATGCCGGTCGATGTCGCGGCAATCTTGCACTTGCTACTGCCGCCACCCGCCTCGACCATCAGGCCGTTGCCGATTGCGATTGCGACGTGCGTAATGTGCTTGCCATCTTTCCCAAAGAAGAGTATGTCGTCGGGCTTTTCCTTGCCGCGTTCGACAGTGCTCCAAATCAGTTGGCCGTATAGTATGTCATAGATGCCCTGGGCGGTCAGGTCGCCGTTCGGCAGGATTCCGAGAGCCCACAGGCATTCGAGCACGAGGCCGCTGCAGTCAAAGCCGCCGTCGCATTTTCCGGAACCATCGCCGCCCCAAATGTAAGGACGGCCCACAAATTTCAAGGCATATTCAGAGAGCGTCATTTCTTGATTTTCCTCGACTTTTTGTCACTTTTTAAACATTTTGTATCGTTTCGCGTGAATATCTCGCGCATTTCCTTAATTTCCCTATCGGAAAACATTTTCTTTAGTTCCGGGCAGTTCATTTCGGCTTCCATTCGGTAATTACTTTACCAATATTTTTGCGACACCAGTCGCCCTCTTTGGGTTCACCATACCACGACTTCGATATCGATACACCCGCCTGCACAAGTTTTGCCTTCAGATAATAATACTCCGCCAAATCTCGCAGCATGACAAAGAGCAGCAAATTTGTATCCTCGAAGCACAAGTCCAGCCCGTAGCCATTCAGGTCGTGAACAAGCCAGCAGAGGCGTTCCGCAAGCGTCCCGAGGTTTGGCACATACCAATCGATAATCTTCGGCCCGCTCCGCATATCGCACTCAAATCCAGGCTCCGAACGGAAATGCAGCACGCCCTGCGTAGTGTAGATGTAGCCCTCAACGACAACGTCGAACGGGTAGCGACGCTTCTTGTTAATCTTCAATCCATTAAGGATATCTCGCCCCTGCTGCGTCAGCTCAAAGCCGAGAACCTTCAGCCCGTACTCGTGCAGTTTCCGTTTCGTCATAGCGGCCTGTTCTCCGGTGTATGGCTTTTTTTCTGCATGCTTATCATCGTGTTTAATTGCGTGATGACTGTCGTCAACTTTTCGTTCATCGTCTCCATGCGCCCGCTGAATTTTTCATTCATGGATTTTACTTCGATATCGATTTTGTCAAACCGGTCCTGGCCTTCATCAAGACGCCCGCGCAGAAACTTGCATTCCTGTTCAAGCAACGCAATTTTCATATCGCGTTCCTGTTTTGTTTGTTCGCGGTCATGCTTGACCGCTTCGACTTCACCGCTACTCTTGATGCGTGACGCCACGGCCGTGATAAGTCCTGCTATCGCAAGAAGAATCGCCGCAATGCCCGCTATAATTTGAGTATCCATAAAACAGCCTCCACTAATAATTTATCAGATAATAATCGGAATTCTGAAGCGTAGAAGAACCGCCATAGCAGCCAAAGAACTCTATTTTTTCATTTTTCACCAAGACATGATCCGCGGCACTAGCAGAACTTGAATCAATACCCTTTGTTAGGACAAAATCGCTACCAGAAGCATTTAGCACGGCATATAGTTGATGATCCTTGCGGTCGCCGGAATTTATTTTGTATTCAACGAGCCACTTCGGATTGATACATAATTTACCGCCAACAGTAGCACCAGAAATAACAGGTCCGCCACTACCATGAACAACGAAATCACTATTGGTAAAAAGGATGAACACAATCGCGCCGCGATACGCTGACGTAACGCCGCTGCCATTCGTTATGCCAACCGGGTCTCCGGTAAGCGCATTGTCCGCCCTCGTGAGAGAATTCTGAACATTCTGGTCCAAGCGCGATTTCGGAATGTTCGTCGACAAAGTATCAACATAATCTTTAAGCGCGAAAGGATTAGAAGATTCAGAGTAGGTTCCCGTTTTCGCAACGTAACTATAAACCTGGCTCGAAAACGCAATCTCTTCCCATGACGCGTTCGAAAATCCTCCGTTATTATCGGATTGACGACGCCACAAATGGCCAGCAATGGCGAGTTGTATAATGCGCCCATTAGTCACGGCGACATAGCATGCAATTCGCCCGCCGCTTCCGCTACCTGGCCCATGGGCAACGTTGCTTGCCTGCGATGCGATTTGATAAAGCCCGGTATTTGTCAGGTCGTTCCAGTCTGCAAGATTTGTTATCGGATAAATCTGCAGGGCCGTCGACGGCTTCTTCTGGAATTCGCCGCTCGTTGTCCAGTAGATGTCGTCGCCAGCGTTGACTGCAAACGTCGTGTAGGATTGCGTGCGGTCGTTATTCCTGTAATACGCGACGTTGCCAGCCTCGGTAATAGATACCCAGTCGCCCTTCTTGAAGTCGTTGCTGTTCTGGTAATACTGCACGCCGATGGGAGTCCAGGAACCGAGAAAACCGCCAATGTCGCCAGACATCGCATTCGAAATCTTCTCCTCGACTGCCGCCCTGGTCGGCACGTTGGTATCATCAGTAGTCCACGACGAAGACTCGCTGGAACCGGCTACGCGGTCGGTACTGAAAATCGGAGTCTCGGTAACTGTCGAGAAAGACGAAGCCGTGCTGTAAAAACGTTTTTCGTAAACAACGCCGCCAAACACGCCAGCGAAGACAAGCGACACATCGGGAGGTACACCAAAAGAAACGGATGTCCCTTGGTATTGGAGCTTTGCAGCGCCATTGCCGACTGTATGGTAGCAGAAAGGAATGTTTCCGGCAGAAATTATCGCCGTAATATCAGAATACGACGTATAGTTTGTAACGTCGACCTGCTCTGCTTTGTCGGCAAGAAAACCATCGACTTCTGTTTCGGTATAGTAGCGATCATCGTGCGTGTGCCCGGTATCGCTCTTGCCCGCAAGCGCGTTGGTAATAGACTGACGGGTCATTGTGCCGTCGGTACTATTGCCGGTAGATGTGTAGACTTTTGTGATACCGGCGACGGAAGCGGAACCGGTAGGAATGTTTCTCCGCTCCGGAACAATCTCTCCGTTTTCGTTTTGCGTTATTGCAGATATAAAAGACGTCGCAGTAGTTGTTCCGCTCGACGGAACGGACGGATTTGCAACCGCCTTCTGGACAATCTTGTAATCAACTTTATCAGCCTCGGCTCCTAGCGAGGTCAAAGCCGACTCAAGCGCTTCGACACGGGCGTTCAGGTCGACAAGGGATTCTGCGGACACTTCCGTATCCTGCACGGCCTGCGTATTGTCGCGCTTTCCGGTCAGGGCATACTTAATCCAGGAGAATATCGCATTCCATCCGGACGAATTCGTGAGTTTTCCATTGTGAGCCATCAGCTGACATCCTTCACCGCTTCGCCCATAGTGATGCTAATCTTGAGGTCGCCTGCCTGGTCACCGTTGCCGGCCGTAACGGACGCAACGTAGTCGTCCTTGGTTACACTCAAAGTCGCGTCGTGTTTCGTGGCCACGAGAGCCTTTATCCAGGAGAAAATCGCGGTCCAGCCGGAGCTCGTTGTAAGTTTACCAGTATGTGCCATTTTCGCATCTCCTTAGGTTGGAATGATCGGTGTGTCGGGAGCGTTATCCCAGAGGGTCTTGAGGCTTGCAACGTCCCAGTCGGTAAGGTCGCTATCGAGAACGAGGTCAGAAATCTTCTTGCCGCCATCAGCGAGGTTTCCATTCGCATCGAGTGTCGCGATGTTGCCGGTCGCGGCAGGAACTTTCTTGTCGGCTTTCTTGTCGAGTTCAGTTCTCGCGGCTTTTTCGGTAGGCACCTTCGCATCGCTTGCGCTACTCGCCGCAGCGATAGTCGTCGTTCTCGCGGAGTCCATCAAGACAGCCTTCCAGTCGGTTGTGGCAGAATTGCCTCTCGCGATATAGAGCACGTTGTTCGTCGTGTCGATATAGATCTGGCACGCAAAATCAGGCGCGGACGCCGGAGCGCTGGACCCGAAGAGCACTGTAGAAGCCCCGGCAATCATCGGGAACTCGACAAGGTCGATAGATTCCGCGACTATATTGCCGTAGTCTTCGGCTTCGGCGTTTTCGAGCGCTTCCAGCCTTGCGTTAAGGTCGACAAGCGCTTCTGCAGTCACTTGCGCATGGTCGGTATCTGTCGAACTTATTTGCGAAATCGCGGTCCGTACAAGGTCGATGAGTTTATTCATCGCCACATTCTTGAAGTATGCCATCAGGCTACCCTCCTTAAATCACGTTTAAACATTTCTCGTATAATGAAACTCTGCTTTCCCGGCTTCAATTCAAGGAACTTGCCGAGGCTGCGGTTTACGCATTCCTGGAGCCTCGAAACGACCTTGAAAGACGTCTTTCCGGAAAATATCCCGAGCGTAGAATTTACAGACGCCAGCATGTTCGGCAGCACGTACTTCAGCGGACCACGCACACGCGCGGTAGAAAACCTGTAGAACGCGCTTTTTGTAGTCTTGTTCGAAGTGTAAATCCGATCGAACTTGAGCATCGAGCCAAGACACATTATTCCCTTGCTGTAGTGCTGACAGTAAAATTTCTTTTCGTTCAGGCGAACCTTCAGCGCAGCAAGGCGTTCGCGCAGTTCCGGAATAATCGCAAGCGCCTTCGGCTTGTCGGCCGTGACAATATAGATATCGTCGACAAACACGACAACACGCATGAATTCGTGCGACTGCAGCCACTTCACGACATCGTTGATATAAAGGCCCATCGCGTTTTGCCAGCATAGAAATCCTATTGCGCCGCCCGTGCCCGTAGGCTTGTTGAACAGCGATTTTTCCGGGGCGATTACATCCCAGTTCGAGCGCGGGACAAATACACTACAATGACGCGCCGGGTCGGCACGCATGCAGACTTCCATCATGTACTTCAGGTCGTCCTTGTCTTCGCCTTCGTAATAACGCTCGATGAGGTCAAGCTGTTGCGCAAGCGCAATTTCGACATCGGCGTTCGGGAAATATCCCTTGAGGTCGAGATGGATGCACCAGGCATCCTTCGTATAGTTGCAGGACAGTTCGCGAACATCGTCACGGAAAGTCTTGATGGCGGCATGCAGGCCTTTTCCCTTACGGTTATTGAAACTCCGGTCGGAAAGGACACTCTCGTATATCGGACGCATGCGCCAGTCGATGTAGTGATGGATGATCCGCGTTTCCATGACCGTCGCGAAAATTTCGCGAGGTTTCGGACGCCTGACTACAAAGGCATAGTTGGAATGCGCCGTGAAGGTTCGCTCGTTGACAGACCTCCACAACTGCAGAAGACCGGCCTTGAAATCCATCTCAAAGCGAACGGCGTCACGAGACCTGCGCTTGTTTGCACGGGCCTTGTAGTAAACCGTAACCATGTCTTCTAACTTTACCATAAGCACACTCCAACGGAAAACAAAGCATCAAGTTCGCGACCGCGACCGCCCTATTGTTGTTATTGAAGTTGTTGTTGTTGAAGTTGCCCGTATTATTCAATATCCATGCGTTATTGTTGTTATAACGCGCGGGAACCCAACGAGCCACAGCCAACGAGCGGGCGAGTCTACAAGGCGCACTGCCAAAACTGGATTATATGAATCCGTCGCCTCCTCTTGAACTTTCCTTGTTTTCGGGAACGTCGCCATCGTTTGACGCGGCGTTCGACCTAGCCTTCCTAGAACTTTTCCTCCATTTATCCATGTTGCTCCTGATCCTGACTAGATATTCCAGGATAGAAGCAGTCTGCTTTTCGTTAATTATCTTTTTCGATGACGCAAGGTCAATCAGTTCCTCAAAACGGTAGAACTCGAAAAGAAACAGGTCGATTTCCTTGAGGCGTTCTTCGCGGAACTTGTAGGCCTTGCGGAAATGCGTAATCAGGGCCAAGGAAATAGGAATCAGCAAATCGTTAAACAGGTATGCCCTGTCGCGGCGCGGCACCTTCCACCGGATGTCGTAGAGACGCCCGAGAAGCATCTTGCAGTCGACATAGATGTTCGGCTGCGTTGCGAGCTTTTCTTTTGCCTGCTGGTCCATGAGTCCCTTTATTAGGCGCGGCTTTAAAGGCCGCGCCAAGGTTGAAATTAGAGTTCCAAGAGCGCGACCGCGACCCCCCTATAGGAGTAAGTGAAGGTGCTGTAGTAGAAGGTGCCCGTAAGATTCAACACCCATGCGCTATTGCCGCCATAACGCGCGGGAACCCAACGAGCCACAGCCAACGAGCGGGCGTCAGCGCTTGCGCCGAGCAGGCCGAGCGTCTTTTGGACCTGCGTGCCGCTTGCGGACGTACTCCACGAGCCGAATATCTTCTTCATCTCGACGATATCGGGCATATACCAGTCGCCGTAGGCAAGGCCGGCAGAAGCCGGAAGGCTGTTCCTGGTGGGCGTCTTTGCGGCCCATGCAGCGGCCTTGAAGGAGTCGCCGAGAGTGCCGGACTTGTTCTTGTGCTGGAAAGCAGCCATGCGCATCGTAAGGCTCTTGCCGGTGCCGTACATGTTCCAGGCGTTACCGTTTCGAGTCGGCCACACCATCATGATAGACTCCATGTACTTGCGCCATCCCGTCTCACCCTCGCCATATTTTGCGCGGAGATTAGAACAATACTGGCTGTCTCGGTAGGTTGCGAGGTTCATGATTTCGGAACCGCTATCGACAGGAACCTGCGCAGTCGGAGTGCTAGTACCGGCATTCGAGCTGTAATACTCGATAAGTCGGTCGTAGTTGCATCCAGGTCTAGTTCCTTTACCGCCATTTTCGCGTAATACAGACTGATAGTTAGTAGTCTGACCCACAAGGTTCCAGGCATACATAGCACCAGAAACTCCGGTCGGAGAAGAAGACTTGACTATGGAATTCGAGCGTTCCCAGCGAGACATCGTGTCAGAAATAACGACACATACGCTGGAGCCATCTTCCTGGGTCAAGAGTTCGGCATGCCAGTTGTAGCCATTCGGATCGTGGCCCGATCCGCGCAGCCATTCGTCAAGTTCCTCGGTAAAATCGGCAAGAGATGTCGCAGTAGTGGTAAACGTCCCGACTTCCGCATTCGCGGAGCCGTTGAACTGCTGGAAAGTAATCGTCTGCGTTCCGGAAAGAGCCATCCCGAGAATGCCGTGAATCCAGCCCTGCGTAAACGTCATCGTTCCGCTGTCGTGGTGGTCGAGGATATACACCTTACCACCTTCCCTGCAGGCAACAACGCCGGCAGCTTTCCACCCGGAAGGGATTGACGTAGTCGTAAGCGAACTACCAGCAATAAAGTGCTTGCCGCCATCAGAATCAAGATAAAGCGCATCGCCGACCATCGGGTTCGACTGCGGGCGCTCCACATTTACGCCACCGTAGACAATGTGCTTCGGAGACTCGATGAGAGAGACTTCGGCGTGCCCCGGACGCGTATCGGCGTCATACGCACTCTGGTTAGCATATTTATTCAACCATTCTGCCATATAATACTCCTTTTATGTCGACGGGGTCCAGGCATCCCAGGCCGCCTGCACATCGCTTGCAGTGATTTCGTTGTCAAGGTCGTTCACTTTCGCCTTGTCGGCCGCACTCATGAGCCCCGCATTGCCCGCGACACCTGTTCCGCTAGGCGAAGCGAGCGGAAGCGTCTTGATGGTGACGGTGATATCGCCGTTTGCGTCCTGGACAACGGAAGAAACGAACGTAAAGTCTGTACTCGTTCCACCGTCGACGAAATCGGACGGCGTGACGGCAGGCTGGATCTGCTTGAATTCGCCATCAAGAGAATACCAACCGTGAACAGACCCGGAAACATGGTATTTGAGGTCCATGCCGACACGAGCCTGAATGCCTCCGGACGGGTAACTGTCAGTAATGACGGTAGCCGTGCCGCCAGCGACGACGTGAACCGTGGAGCCGACGGGAATATCGGTTAGCGCGTTAATTTCGTCGACAGTCTTCGGACCATAAGGAACGCCGAGAGCCGCGAGCGCATTATCGATGGCATTGCGGACACCACCGCTGGTGATAAGCTTCGTATCACCAGCCACGGCGTTGTTTGTCATCGCGCTCGACGAAATCCTAGTCAGTGTAACAGCGCCGACTTTAAGATGCGATTCGCCAACGGTATCTGCCTGCAGCGTGACGCCGAACGTAAGGCCGGCCCCATCAGCGAAGTCGGTAGTTCCCTGACCGACAACGTCACCCGTAATGGCGATTGTCTGCGTATTCCAAAGGCCCGCAGCATATATCGTGCGGGTAGTTGTACCGAGGACGGTCGTGCCGTCGGTATCGTAAATCGTAATAGTTATTCGCCTGGTGGCATCGTTTGGTCTAGCCATTGACTACCATCCTTCCTTTCGTGAATACAAGTTCGTCAGAATCAAATTCTACATCGAGAGCACGCTGATTTATTTCAGCCTGCAGAGCTGCATCGGCGGCTTCGCGCTGCAACTTTTCAGTAGCATCCGCGGCTTCGCGCTGGGCCTTCTCGGTCGCAACAGCGTTGTTTATTGCGGCCGTGAGCGCAGCGACTGCGGCATTCAACTGTTCGACGGTAGCGTATCCGGTGAGGTCCAGGTGGAAAATCCTGGACCACGTATCGCCCGCCCACATCACGAGATCGCCTGCAGTCACGGCAAGCGGTTCGCCCTCCGGGTTCACGAGAAGCCCGGAGTCCTTGACAGCCCAGATGTTGCCATCTTCGCGCTGGTCGAGCGGCATGGCGTTCAGTTCCGCAACGGTCGCGGAGCCCTTGATGTCGAAAACGAGGCCATCGCGAATAGCCTTCGCTATCGCCTCGGCGACGTTGCCCATCGACCAGTCGCGGGCTTCGGCATCGCTCATGCTGGCAGGCGGGCTGATATTCTTCTGGCCCGCTTCCTGGAGGTCTGCCGTCAACTGCTTTACAAGTTGATCGTAGGTCACGGAGAGCCTCCGGCGTCACCGACAGCGAGCAGCATGCCACAATCCTGGTCCGAAGAATTCTTCTTCTTCATGAACACGAATGGAGTGCCGCTGTTGACCGTCTTCACCCTCGCGGAATAATCCATATCACGCCAGGAAATGACATAGGATGCCCCACTAGGCGCATTGTAAAACACCGCAATAGCGCCGTCAGGCAATTCGTCCATTTCGACAATAGGATATATCGTATCTGCAGCACGCTTGAAATACGCATTCTCACCCGGAATCCAGGAACCATTTACAAAACCGGTAATCGTTCCCTTGAACAGCCCGGAAAGGACGCTACCCAGCGAAATCTCGCCGTTTGCGGTTCGAGCATTAATCTGGTCTGCCCTGATAAGCGGGAAATTCGCATTTTCGCCAGTGCGGCCGGAAATACTTCCGGAAAATCCACCTTCGGAACGGACGGTGCTGTTGACGCTCAAAGCGCCAGCAATTTCTACAGCCAGATCAAAAATGGCGTTACCATTGACGTGAAGCAAATTCTTGACAATGGCGTTTTTCGCGAATTCAATAATCTCGTTTACAGTAACGACAATATTGTTCTCAACAATCTTCGTGCCGATTTGCGCGGTTTTCTGACCACGGATAAACTTGACAAATTCTGCGTGGAGTTCAGCAGCGACATCGCCAGTCGCAGCGACACCAAGTTTGTCATGATTCAGCGTAGCAGAAGAATTCGCACCGCTGCCAGACCCATGCACCGTAGAATCGCCAATCGATATGCCCGCAGCAAACACAGCAATCAACGCCTTCCAAAGTTGCTCCGAGTCATCCCCATCGAGCGTCAATCCGGCCGTCTCGATAAAGTTTGCAAGCTCTTCCTGGACGGCATTGCACCATTCAGCATTAAACTTTGTCCCGCGTTGCACACCCGGAACACCGTTCTTGAATACTCCATCAGGTTCAGTCGAAATTCGTTGCATCACGAACCTCCATAGACAAAAAGCATTTTTACATGCGCCGGACTTATGCTTGTAAGCACGGCCTCGTAGTTAGAATCGCCAAAGTCCATCAGCCTCGAATTGCAGTCGCAGGCAAGTTCGTCTTCGGCACTGTAACCGCCACTGCACCTGGCGTAGGTAAGATTTATCACGCCAATGTCAGACCGCACAATTACAAAAAAGTTCGGGTCCTGGTCTCCAAAGTCTATACCATCAAACGCACTGCGTTCATCTTCTTTCCAATATTCCAAGACATCGACTTCAAGGCCGAACAGTTCAGCGATGGACTTGATGTAATCCTTGCTGCAGCCACCCATCTTGCGGGCGATACGGATGATTTCACTCTTACGCAGCGCATCGCCATCGAACGCAAGCCCTTTTTTCGGGAGACCAAGTTCGCGTTCCCAATCAGTCAATGACGTTGTCGTGTATGGCGACATCTCGCGGACAAGGTTGCAAAGCATCTGGTAAACGGCAGAAAAACCGCTAGAAAAAGCGGTAAACAGTTTCCACCAGTTTCCAGCAATCCCCAAGAACCACGCAAAACCGCGAGGCATCAGCCCGACTTGTGCGTGGCGAAAATCATCTTCGGTTCTCTTGGGGAGTTGCCAGGTATCCATCGCTACTCACTCCAATTCTCAAGAACAATATCTGCGTCGTCTACTTTCGCAATTTCAGCAATCCAGTTTTCCGGATCTGCATCGGAAGTATCGACGGCGAATTCAAGCGATGTCACGGAATACCCGTCTTTAGTCGCGGACGTAATCGAGAATCGGTTCGCAGTCGAGTTCGATTGGATATCTACGGACATCTGCGCAAGGTCAACCGTTTTCCCAGGGCCAATTCCGCGCAGATACTGCTTGATAGACGAGACGACGCTTTCCTTTACCGACTCGTTCATCGGGTCAAGGCGTGCAGATATTCCAACATTTACGGCCGTAACGCCAAGAACACGAACGTCCGCAGTAATCGGCCTGCGCGAGTCGTCGTTTATATAGTCAGAAACTTCGGTAACCTGGTCGGCACTCACACTCAAGTCATTCGCAGAATAATTCGCAAGCGCAATCGTAACGGAGTTCGAGTTCGGAGTGTTCGCGAAAACATACGCATCGCTTACATAAGTGAAACTCATGGCCCATTGCCAATAGTCGTTCGCGGCACCGCCATGCGGAGGGTTCTGGATGCGGTTGATAAGCCTTGCACGGTATTCTTCCGCAAGTTCGCCCCACACCTGAACTTCGCCATCGACTTCTACGCCTTCCAATTTGCCGCCGACAATACCTGCAGAAACAATGGACTCGACGCCTTCCACATCGGAATCGCGAAATTCAAGTTCAGCACCAGCCAGGACATCAGAATCTGCACCGTAATGGATTGCGGCGACCGGCACAAACAGGTTCGAAGCCGACACAGTAGTGGTCGTAATCACCTCGTATTCCTTTTTCGTCACCGGGTCGATAAGCGCAGTTCCCTGTTCAATCTCGACAGACTCCGTGCCGTCGGCAAGCGTCACTTCGGCTTTTCCGGAAGCATTCGCCGGAGCCTTGTGCGGGATCCCGTATTCAGCGCCGAAACCGTCAAGCGCAGAAACATCGCAAGTCGTCACGAACCTGTTTTTCCATATCCTTTTCGCGATTAGCGTCATCATGTAGAGCATCGCGCCAATCACGTGCGCAAGCACCTTCAGCACGCCCTTGCGGAGCGTGCTGGACTGGCCGTAAAACTGGACGGCCATCGCATTCTCGACAATACGGACAAGGTCCTGCAAACTCTTAAATTCCATTGGTAGCCTTCCACTTGATTTCGTAAAGCAGCGCGACATTCTCGCTGTCAGGCTGTTCAATAGTGATTTCAATCGACATCGTTTCCTTGTCGACAATTTCGGCCTTGCACTTCACGGATTTCGCCACGCCGTCCTTGACCATCCACGAAAGAGCCTCGACGACAAGCGTCTCGACCTGGCGTGCCGTAGCGTCGGTAAGTTTTCCGGGAAACGCTTCGTAAAGGTATCCGCCGAGCGTTCCTTTTTCATCAAGGGCGTCACCCCACCAACCGCCGACAACCGGCGAAAGGTTCGCCACCTTGCCAAGATTGCGCTCGCGGGCATACGTCCCGATGGATATGATGACGACGTTTTCGAGGCTGTCGGTAGTAAGCAAATCGTTGTCGGCCTCGCTGAAAGCAAGGTCGAAACAGCCATCTTCTCTGCGATGTAAAGCAAGGTCGCTCACATCACAAAAATAAACGACCTATAACACATTAAGGCCGTTTTTGGAACATCTTTTTTAGGGCCCCGGAATGGGCGGAGTGGTCGGGCCCATCGCGGAACCATGCTTGTGAGTGCTCAAGTTGTAGGCAGCGGCATTGACGAACGTGCCTGCAGCATCAACGCATTTTGCAGCGACTTCATCTGTAGCAAAAACATGCCCCCTCACATCGAGTGCACCTTCAATCAGGAAAGATTTTCCGTTGGTAGGCTTCGCAACGATCGAGCCGTCCTTTTTAAGCCAGATATATTGGCCAAAAGGCGAATGGACCGCAACTTCACCCTCTTCGAGTTTTTCTGGAAAGTCGCTATGCGTGGCCACGACAACGCCGTTCTCGCGAGAGCCGCCGATAAACAGCGCAATGCCGTCCACCTCGCCCTTCGGGCGGCTGGAAAAACCGTATTGCTGCACAAACTCTACACCGCGCCGTTTTTCGCCGGCAATGAGTTCTACATCGGTTTCCAACTCGCCGGAAACATACTTGCTGGCGATTACCGTGCAGCGGCCCACAATCAGGCGCAATCGGCTCAAGATAGGGTCAAGAACATTGCCTAGATTCATTTGCCACTCACCGCCTTCTTCACGGATGCCCACGGGTCAGACTTCGCGCCCTTCTTGGCCTTTTTCTTTTTCGACTCGGGCTGCGGAGCATACACGTCAGGAGAGACTAGCGTCAGGTTCCCCACCGAGCCGGAAGAGCCCCAGGAATATTCTACCGACGAAACGAGAAGGTCGACAGGCGTCTCGACAAAAGCCTCCGGGGCAAAAAGCGAACAGACAATGCCGGGAGCCCACAGCCCTCCAGAATGCGACCAACCGCTCACGCTCGCGCTGAACTTCATCGACTTCGCCTTGCGCACCTTACACTCCCAATCCGCTCGGGCCTGCACATGCTCCTTGTCTACGGAATTCGAGTCCACAATGATCATCGGACGTGTCCGGACCACATCGGAATCGGACGCCTCACCAACAACCTTCTTGCGGCCGGTTCCATATACGGAATATTTCGAGAAACGGTCCACAAGCGAGAACTCCACGCTTGCAGAAAGCAGGTTTTCGCCCTGTTTCAATGCAGGACCACGCACACATGATTCAGGCTTCAGCAGGTA